TACTAAAATACTTGTTTAATAAATATTTTTTTTGTATTTTTGCCAAAATTAAAAAAGTATACAGTATGATTAAATGTGTTATTCACACCGCAGATATTCATATACGCAACGTAATGCGTCATGAAGAATATTCTGAACAACTTATGAGATTCATTAATAAAAGTAAAGAAATTGCTTCTAAATATGATAAAGATGAAGTAAGAATAGTTATTGCTGGTGATTTAGTACATCAGAAAAATAACATAAGTAATGAGTTGTTTAGTTTTACAAGTACATTCATTAGAGCACTTGAAGAAATTGCTAAAGTTATTGTCATCAGTGGTAATCATGACTTAGTGGTTAATAACATTAATAGAGAAGACACTATGTCTGCTTTGTTTACCACCGCATGTTTTCAAAATACAATTTTTCTTGATAGAGAGTTAGATTACTGTAGTGGAGTATATCAAGATGATAATATTCTATGGGCATTATATTCTATATATTCAGATTATTCAAAGCCTGAAATACCTAAAGATGTTAAAGATTTAAAGGTTATTGGATTGTATCACGGAACTGTAGTCGGAAGTCAAACGAATAGTGGTAGAATTATGGAAATTGGAAACGATGGTGATATTTTCTCTACATGCGATGCAGTTATGGCTGGTCATATACATATGAGGCAAGTTTTAAAGAGGAAAAACACAGAGATTGTGTATCCTGGTTCATTAATACAACAAGACTATGGAGAAACAATTAGTAAACATGGTTTTGCTGTGTGGGATATTGAGAATATGACACATAAATTTGTTAATATTGATACTGATTATGGTTTCTATAATATAGAAATTAATAATATACAAGATTTGGAAGAAGACAAAGAAACACTGGTTAACCAATAACCAGTGTTTCTTTATTTAGATTATTATCACTAAAAACTACTTCAAGAATAGTCCCTGCAGGAATCATCTGTTCCATGTATGGTATTACTACATCTTTCAGATATTTAACTTCACACAATCCTTCTCCTGTATACCAATCACTATGTAAATGGAAACGAATTAAAAGACGTTTATTATTAACTATCTGATTCGTTACACTATCCCCGTCAAAACCAATATATGAATTGGAAGTCACTTTCTTCCTATTATATGTTTCATCATTAGTTCCTCTTTCTCCATTTAATATTTGGTTGAGAGCGTATGATTCAACAAGATTCGTACCATGACGTTTAACATTGTTTTTTACAATATTTTCATCATCTGTATAGATGTGATAGTGTCCATTAGGTGATAAGTAATTACCAAAATAGTGTACCTTTTTATCAGTAAACAAATATTTGTCGTAATTAACCACGCTATCATTACTATCAACTAATCCTGTAAAACCGATAGGGTAAACATTAGTCGCAATATCATTTAAACCATCACGATAACATCTGTCATCAAATAAATTATTTTCATAAGCATATTTAAATAAATTCTTGAAATATTTAAAATACTCATGTCCACAATCATATCTCATATTACCACAATGAGGATTATTGCCTTTAAAATAATCTGTGATTGCATTAAGAACAAAGTATTCGGCATCACCTGTTGTTAGCCTTCTCCATCCAGACGACCACGCTTGGTTGGTTTTGTCATACGCTGTTATTGTTCTTGAATTTTCTGGCAAATCTAATTTAAAATAGTTTGTCAATGTACTATTCGCTACATTATTATCTTGTAATAGACTAAAAGTAACAACGTTATTCACATTTCCCTGTAACAGTATGAACTCTTCTTTATCTTCAACTGAAGTGTTAATATAACATTTAATTGTTTCTCCATCCTGCATTTCATATAAATTATATGAAATTTGCTGTAATTGTGAATTATATGTTATAACATAATCTCTAATAGTGTTATCACCAACTTTAATTGTACCTTGATTAATAGTAAATAAAACATAATGATTTTCATCTTCATTTATTTTTTCACTATAAACCTCATTTACATAACCATTTATGATAGCGTAATTACCACTGATATTCTTAACATAATATACATCACCGCTTTCAAGTTTATCTTGATGAATATTTACCAGTTCTTGAATGCTATTTACAGATTTGATTGTACGCAATGTTTCATAATATGATTTTAGTCCCTCTGTATTATTGGAATATATATTATTATCTTTATCCATTAAGAAACTAAATTGTTCAGAGTTAAAACTCTCTATACGGCTACTTAACCATCCGCCATTCATTTGGAAGAAAAAGTCTCCATCCATAGGTTCATTTTTGCTAAAGTATGGATAAAGTTTTCTTTTAGGTACTGGTTTACCATCAGAGTTTATATATGCTTCTTTAACATTAGATGTTACACCTCCACCACGTTTAAGGAATGTTTTTCTTCCTTTTTCTTCTTCTACATCTAAATAGCTAACAGGTAATCCTTGGTAAGGAATATATTCAGAACTATTTGTTGAGTGTATATTAGTATTATAATGATTGTAATCTATTATTTTAGTAGAATTATACCAGTCTATCTTATACATTTTATTTACATCATCCCACTCTTCTTCTATAGGATGAGCAAACGAAGTGTATTCCTCAATCTCGTAGTCATAAGGAACCAAGCTATTCATTCTCTCACGCCCTGTTTTTCCATTACAACGTTCCCCATTATCAAATGAAGGGGTTTTATCATACCATTTCTTACTCCTTAAACCAAATAGGCTTAATAACATTTCAATACCCTGAAGACTGCCCTTATGTCTTAAGATATGTTTAGAATTTATTTTTAAACGACGCATAAACTCATTGTTAAGTTCGTTCATTGAGTATTTTCTATCATCTCTATAATCTCTAATAAAAGCATCTCTATGAATATTATTAGGATTCTTACAATCTCTTACCCACCCATCTTTTGTACATATTAATGCATAACCATTTTTAGAGGAGTTTTTATAACTACCATAAGGATTAACTAAGAAGTTATCATCATGGCTAAAAACTCTTTCCATAGGTAAATTATTAGTAGTCCTATTGAATTTTTCGGCTGATTCATTATTTGTTGATGACTTTAATAAAGTCCTTTTACCGTTCTTTATTTCGTACTCAGACAGTTTAAATGGCTTTATAGTATTAACATCCCACCCATCTAATTCTAACACGTCAGAGAGGAAATAATCAGGTATATTTGATATCTGGTCATAGGTTACAGAATTTATATTATGTATAGAATCAATATAGGATTTTATTTCATCAAACTCCCTTGAGATAATTCTAAGAACTTTAGATAATTTATTACCGTTTCTATCTTCATTATCATCTGCATCTGAAGAATTTGTCCAATCAAAATTTTTAATAGCCTCATGGGTCATTGAACGATATAGATTATCACAAAAACGCTCGTCATAGAAAGCAGCAATATCGGCTAAACGAGATGTATAATCATCATACAATGATGTCATACCAATTATATTATATCCACCGTAAGTTGTTGGAAATGTAAATGATTCTACCTCAGTATAATATCCAAAGTCATTTTCTTTAATTATCTGAAAAGAAGCTGTGTATTTTGGTGTACTATTAGGATTTATGAGAATTTTCTCAAAAGAGTCGCATTCATTATAAAACTTGTTAAACCACTTTTTCTTTGGACGTATATGATATTCATTTTCCGCCATTAATAAAAAGTTTTCTTTATCAAGCATATAGTAAATTTCATCGTTATTTCCTAAATATACTTGCACGGTTAATTTAATACCTCCTTCAAATGTTATAACAACATCTCCTAATTTATCACCAGGACATGCACCTACTATTGACTCTTCAGTAATTTCACTTACTACAGAATCAATTTCTTTTGTAGAATTGTAATCACCTATTACTAATTCGTAATTAGAAGCACCACCATTACAAAAATATTTCAGAGGATTTTGTAACTCATCATTACTAACATATGTAGAATGTATATTAATATTGAAAGGGTTATCGAGTAAGAACAATCCCTCTCCATCGTACAACGGTGTTGCACCAATTATTTCTTTATATTCACAATTTGCATCAATAACTTCTTTAGGATTTGGTTCACCATTATCATCGTAATCATACTCAGTTAATCTTGTCTTACTGAATGAATTTGTATGATAAGTTTTATTATACTCTGGACTTTTAGGGTCGGTATCAAGTATTTCCAAATCGTATTCAACTTGATTGTTGTAATTAACAGCAAGTTTTTCACCTATTTTAAGTTGTAAAGGAGAACCATCATTCTGTACATTTTCGTCATGATAATTCACTTTAATACCTACAATAGGTGCTTCATCGTTAGTATATCCTTTTCTACTTGGTGCAAATAACTCACCAGGGAAACGTTTTAATATGTCAATTAATGATGTACGTATCAATTCTGAACAAGAACCATAATAAGCAAATTCTCGTAAATCATAGAAATCTTGTTTTAAAACTATAGTATTCTCTGGAGAAGACTCTACATGAGGATTATTAACTATCTTATTAAGGTTATTTAATGTCCATATTTCTCCATCTGAATTACTAACCCATTTACCATTTTCTACGGTGCGTGTAGTTGTGTTGTCATCATTAACAGTAATAATAAAGTTACCACTCTTATAAATGGGTGTTTGACCTTTAGCGAATTGATTTAATCCGCCTATAGTCGTTATATCTCTTTCATTCACGACACCATCATTTACCAATTGGTGCCGTGTTTTCAAAACGTAATTAGAATGACTCTTTATGTAACCCATTTTAAGATATTTTATCGTTTATTGTTTGAGTAAAATCAATATTATTTTCTCTTTTATGTTTAACTTCGTAAACAGGTTTACCTGTATATTGGTCTTTAAGAGTGAAATGTTCTGCTTGATGATATATCTCGTTATTTTGATTAAATGTTGATACAAGTCCATTATCAAGGTCTCTTAATTGAGAGTTCTCTATCATCATAGAAATTGTGTCCATATCATGTTCAACCATTTCAATCTCTAACGCAATAGGTTCAAAAAATGTATTTACCAATATAATCTCTTGAGTTGGTTTTCCTATAAAAGGTGTAGCGTTTGATTTAAAACTTGGTGCACTTGATGGTGATAAAGTTAAAAATACGAGGCTTGAACTTTCATTATAACGATAAGAGTAGCTTTTATCACTGGATGTGTTAGGAACTTGCACAAGCGGTTCACATTTATTATTAGATGTAATGATACGGTACTCATTACGTCTTTCATTGGAATCATCCATAAAGATTACACGATATCCTACAAGACTATTATTAGATACTGCTTTTTGGCGAATGCTTTCATTAAGTTTTGTAGAATCTAATACAATTCCTCTTACATTAGGAAAAGCAGAAAGAGAACCGACATCGGTAATAATTGCCTTTATTTCTTTAGGTTTAATATAAACAGTGTAAAATCCCTTTCTTCCAAATTCAGATAAAGGTAAATGAATATTATACATACCTTCAACAACATCATCCTGTTCCCCATCATTCATTTCTCTTACAGCTGGTTTTAAAATAGAAGAATCTAATTTAATAAATTTTCTATTTTCAAAATCATCATAAGCACGTGATGGATGAAAAGTGTAATAAATATCTACCATATTAGATATTTCATCACTTTTAAATTGCATTGGTATTGTTAAACCATAAGTTCCTATTGCCATTGTATATATTTTAACTATCTATTATATTAAAGAAGCTATTTGAATAATTTTCCAAAGCTTCAAAAGAAGAAACTTCTCCTAACTTAATATGCTTGTCAAAAGCATAATTTATTCCTCTATCTATATAAATATTACTTTTTGTAATTTGCGGTGCTGAACTACCAAAACGATATTCTTCTCTGAAAAGAGGTAGAACAACTGAGTCATTGTAAGTATCCATATCTACGTATGTTGTTACTTTTCCCATTCTTGCATTTGGTAATGAGAAATGCGCCTTTGGACTTGACCATTCTCTCTCAAATAAGTCAGACTTGTTAAGTTCCTCTTTCCGTACTATGTCATAATACCATACCAAAATTTTAGTTGTGGTAGATGTATTGAAAAATTCTTGTTTCTTAACAAACTCTACAGTTTCTTTAAATGTTACTCCATCTGAATAATTTTCTGGTATCACATACGTTCCATTATCTATCATTAATGTTGCATTTATATGATATGTTATATCACACATGATATGTTTGTCATCATTTAACTCTCCGACTTCTTCCAATACTTTATTTATAGCATTTATACTTTGCTTGTCGGTGTATTTATCACTTATTATTTTACCTTCTTTGTTAGTACAATAAAATGCCATATTGGATATTAAGTTACCATTGAACATCTTGTCGGCAAATTCATATTTCTCACCTTTAAGGACTGTCAGATTTGTTACACTATTGATATTGTAATATGGTGTTAATATAGTTCCTTCAACAGGTTGTGCATAGAGTGGGTTTGTTCCATTATTATCATTAATTTCCTCACCATTACTCCATTTTGTTTCCTTTAGTGGGTTCAAACCATGCATTTCGTTTCCTATATCATCATAGTACAATACAGACGGTTTCAATAAGTCTATTTTAGAGTCCGTGTAACCTGTGATATAACCAGCATCTTCTAACTCATATGTATGAACAATATTCAATCCATTCTCTAAAATTAAAATATCTTTACATGGTATCTTGCCTTTTATCAACTCTTTAGATTCTTGAATATTTTGAGTAAAACCATTTTCAACATCTCCATTCAAACCATTTTGAATTGTATATATTTTTTTATCTTTAACAAATAAATCTATATCATTCAAAGTACTATGCGCATCAAATAAAGGGTATGTATATGATATGTTAGCATCTTTAAGTTTAACTTCATTATTATCAACAATAATGTATTCTCCATTATAATTAATAAGTTTACCCTCATTTATAGTATTGCCACTAATTTCTCCGTTTTTAGAGAAAGTATCTGACCCACCTATTTTGATGTATTCAGTACCAGTTCCTCTATATTTTTCAACTAAGAAAATTTTATTTCTTATTAATGAATTATTGGTAGTTTCTAACTTTACATATCTGGATGAAAAAACTGGGTAAATAACATTATTAATACAAACACATTCTTTTGAGGAATATGGCAAAAATTCAGTATTTAAACGGTCTGCTAATACTTTTGTCTTTTCTATACTCGTTGAAGTTATCTTCTTATATTCTCCCTTATAATCTTTTAAAAGATAAGTATTCTCAAAGTAAAAATCTTTATTATGAGATTCTATATAGTAGTCTGTGTATGTAATCCATTGTTTATCATTATTTGCCGTTATATAACTATTACTTTCTTCATCCCATAAATTAACATTATCATTACCCCATACACGTTCTAAATATTTTTCATCAAATTTAAAACCATATAGGGTATTTTTCCCTTTCTTTTCCCTTGCTACATTCTGTGTATATTTTTTAATATCATCGTTTGGTTTAAGTATATAAGGTATACCATCACGTATGACAACTGTGCCATGTTTTGTATCGTCCTGTGTATTTCTATAATCTACTCCAGGAATCCAATCATTAGAAAAAATAGACATTTCTCCCATATTTTCAATACTTTGTAGTATTGGAATAGAATGTATTGAGATAGGTGAAAGATTAGGGTATAATTCATACAGCTGAGCTAATTTCTCAGCTTTGTCATTTGCGATATTTACCCATTCCTGAAGAAGTGTAGCTACTTTATTACCACCTCTCTTAAAATACTCTTCGCATTCGCAACAGTTTGGACTATCCACACATTCTTCATGTGAAATATAATTACCATATAGTCTCATCTTTGATGAAAACCATTGATTCCACTTGATAGCATCACCAAACCAAAGAAATGATGTATTCCAAAAATCTTTATATTCGGCTGGTATGTAGAACTGAAGGAAAAAGTTTTCTTTTATATATTTGAAAAGTCCATCATCTACAGCTACTTTCGATATATTCAATTCTTCCGTATTATAACCATGTATCAAGTCATTATCTTTAATAACGACTTTTCCAGCATGATTAACAAAGAATTTGTCCATGTCTTCATATGTACTTCTTTTGTTACCATAAAGTAGTTTATCGGAATATTTTCCACTAACCTCTGAATCGTAATATTCTACAGCTGATTTATAAGCATGACTACATGTACCGTGATTATTCAACAAGTCATAATATTTAGTAAAGAAGAAAAACCAATCATCTAAACGACGATAAGAAATCATACAATCATATTGGAAACTTATATTATTTTCTGTTATACTTGCATCTTTGTTTTTTTTGAAAAAATCTGCTAAACTAACATTCATAGGTATCATACCATAATTGTTAGTTTTCTGATAATTTCTCGCTGCAATAGCATCTTTAGTGAATACATGATATATGCCGTTTTTATCAAATGCAGGTATAATACCAGGTATACGTGATGTAAATGTTTCCAAAGAAACTGTTGTATGTATTGTTTTCATATAACTAATCCTCGTTCTTAATTTTCATTTCAAACAGATTAAACTGTAGTTTGTCACCCTTACTCTTAATTGCTGCTGGTGATATATAATTAGTATCTACATAATAAGAATAACGTTTATTTATGTTGTCATAAACAGCAGTTAATGGAATATATGTTTGTTTATAAACATCCTTTAAAGATACTCCGTTCTTTAACTCACTCAAATCTTTTTCATTATTTAATTGCAGTACATGTCCATCTAAAGATGTTGGAATATTAAACGTTATCGTTTTACCTAACCCAGCATGATTAAACTCTACTTTCATAAATATTTTTTCTGGATGTAACGAAGTAGCGTAATCTCTAAACATGTATATATAAAAACCTTCAGATGAATTGTTGTTTTCATATTTGTTATTTACCACGAAGCGAGAACTTAATCTTCTTTCATCATCCCATTTATATTCAAGGTTTTCTTTAGTTACATTATAGCAAACCTCTGTTTTAACACCAATATTATTAGTAAAACTATTTACGTCTTTATCAACATTGTCATACATGATATCTTTACTAATTGCTGTCATATTATTCATGTACTTTTTAAATGTCCTACTCTCATCAAAGAATATTGTAGATGTAGCCAGTAAATTTTGCGTTAATGGATTAATACTATCGTAAAAAGATAATCTTAGGAAACTTTTAGCTAATTTATCCTTCTGATAATATACATCATTATTTGTAAAGTACATAAGTCCCAATAAGTCAGATGATTCCTGTATTTTTTCACCATCTGTGGGTAATAAATGCTTGTAAGGTTCATAATCTGTTATAAACCAATTGGAATTATCATGTTCAATAGAGTTTTTTCCTCCATCCTCTATTATTTTCCAGCTTTCTTCATCTCGTGTTCTAAAATGTAGATTAAATTCCATTGCACGGATACTTTTAAACATCTGATATCCGTTCTTGTCTAATTCAATTTTACCATTTTCTCCGATTATTGGATATACAGGATAATATACCTCTTTTTCCATATCAACAATATTGGTGATAACATTTCTTCTTTCACTCGTGAAAAATTGATTTTCACTTATATCACTGTGTAGAGGATTACCACCATTGGTATATGTTAATGGCAATGTTATTCTACAAAAAGAACTATGACCAAAAATGCTGAGTTTATTATTTAAGTTATAATAATCTTGAGAGGTATTAATAATATCATTAATATTAGAAGCAACCCATGGAAGTTCTACTGTTATCTTTCTGTCACCAAAAATTTTACTTTCAGTTTCAATTAAATAATTGTGCTTATTTTCTATCAGCAAGTGATTAAGATAAGTGTTTATCGTATTGTATTCTTCTTTAGAAAATACATCTTTATCTAAATCTGGTATACAGACTAACGCAGAAGAACCTGCTTTGTCAGTAACTCTCATTCTTATTCTTCCTCTACCATTCATTTTAATAGTAGTTCTCTGACCAGTTTTGTCAAACGCATATCTTTCATCATCTATTATGACTCCATTATAATGTTTTATATCATATGATATGTTACTATATTCTCGCCCATTTGGTATGTTATATAAACGTTTAAACGTAGCCCCATTATTAGCTATTTCACCCTCTAATTTAACTCCGTATACATCTATATAGGCAATACTCCCGTCTTCGTATCCATTGGGGTAATATACATTAAACTCTTCACCATTGATTATAGCGGTATCACAACACCTATTATCTACCCAATATTTATTATTCTCGTATAGTACATATCTTTTTCCAGATGTAGAAGTAAATAAAGGTAACTCAAAATCTCGTTCAGACGAAAACGATAAGAAAAAAGTGTCATTTATATTTAAACTATGTCTATCATTATAAACATACACTATTACCTGTTCAGTGCTATGTGAATTTATCAACTGTTCATGAAATGGATAAACAGTACCATCTAATTCTATGAAAATATCTTTTGCACGTAATTTATCAATATCAGTATTAGATGCAGTATCGCCAGTCATGGGAATCCTGCTATTTTCTGAATCATTGTAATTTAACAGAAAAGCATCTATCCAAGTTTTTACAAATGTTTTCTGACCATTATTATCCATACGCATTAAATTAACATGACACCCTATTTTACTTGTACCGTTATCGTCTATTTTAGTAATATAGTATTTGTTATCTTCATATACACAAAATAATGAATATTCACCACCAGTTATCGTTTCAACTTGTAAAAATTGATTCTCTGGACGTTCTATCTTAAATTTTTTAACTTTAAAGTAATCTTCACGTTTAAAAAAATGTACGTTTACATCTGAAAAGTAACCTGTATCATCACCTTTAACGACATAACTATTTTTATCACTATCTGTTTCAATACGATACTTGATACCATTATATTCAATAGTACCGTCTTCAATCCAGAATGGTACTTTTATATTTACGGTCGTATCATTAGTTAAGTAAACTTTATAATTTTCTATATATTTATAGGGGTTTAGTTCACTTTCTTCATCAACAACTATATCGTTATAATAAGGTAATACTATATATTTACCATTATCGTCTTGTTGAACGTAACAAAAATCATTATTATAATAAACGTACTGTATATTGATACTATCTTTATTATAAGTTTCTACTTTAAAGGTAGTATCAACGAAACATAATCCTTGTCGTAGATGTTCACTCCACTTAATATTACATTCTGAAGTCTCGTAAGAATTTTTTAATATAACAGTATTAGTACTACCGACTGTTATATTAGAGTCGGTAGTACCAGTTATATAAGTTAAGTCATGAGATACAAAAAGTTCTTTAAAAGGTATTTTGGTCAAGGTATCTCCCTTTCCTAAACGACAAGAATATCTTAACATACTATATCATCAGCTTTAACGTAATTATTTTTATCTTCATCAGAAATAACTGAACCTGCTGGGTCATAAGGTGCTTGAGAAGCCCACATACCAAAGCTATCGAATGGGTCTTGTCTTCTCAATTTTAAATTGATTGGTGTGTTAATATAAATAGCACCATTTGTAAATGGATTAATATTATTACTATTTTTATTATCAAAACCATCTTGAATAATATCTCTCCATCTAATAGCACATGAACCGTCTTTTGCTATTGTGTAATAGCTTGGTATTAATAGATTGCTCACGTTAAATAAACGATATCTCAACTTGAGGCGAGAATCGCCAGCAGTTATTATTGGTATTTCATTATTAACAACCTTAATTTGTTTTCCATTATCTTCCTTATAAAATATACATGAAAAAATATAATTATCCATGATTTTTTTAACAACACCTCTATAAATAATCTTCTTGTCTACATCATACATAACAATGCTGTCACCTTGTTTTAATCTATGTTCCTGCAATGTTTTAAATGTACATTCATCATTATTTGTAACAAGTGTACGTATTCTTAGTATTTCAGGGTGTAGTTCTTGTAGATTCCCGAAACTTCTAAGTTTTATTTCATAATGAGGTTTATAGAAATACCCTTCTTTTTTTTGACAAGCTTCATTTTTACTCTTAGTATCTATGCTAAAAGAGTTAGGATAACCACCTTCGTTACTCTTATCTTCTAAGTCATAATCATCACTTACAATTTCGTCATAGAAATACTTATTAAAATATGGATAAGCCTTATCACGTACATCTACCAGTTCTCGTTGTGCTGTATTAAAACGGAAAAGTGCATCATCTACAATGGTTTCTGTACAATAATGATTGTCATAACAAACGAAATCACCATAAAAGTGAATATCATTCTTAACATCAATTTCATCCTCTTCAGCTATTGAATCTGTGCCTCTCTCATTGATAGTCCTGATTGACAACCCTATTTTATTATCTATATTGTTTACATTCGTAATACTTGTGTAGTTAAAATTAATAGCTTCTTCACTTTTATGAAATTGAGCCGATAATTTGCCAAAACAATGAGAATACTCAATGCTATCATGAAGAATATTTAATTCCTTCTTATATGCGCCATACCAATACTTATATCCACTATTATTCTTTAATATTGTAAGATAAATAGAAGTTAAAGGTCTTCCGAGATTATCTTTCAGTCCATTAATATTAACGTCATCTGTATATACAATTTCTCCTATTTGGTCCGAATAAATATTTTTAGCAAAAGCTAACTTAGAACAATGATTTTCAAAATCATATTGTGGCTTTTGATACTCCTTAATAAGTCTACCATCATCTTTATATATATCTTCTTCCGATGCGGACGTTTCTGCAAACCTAAAGTTAGGTATACGTGAAAAAATTCTTACATAATAATCACATTCTACACCATAGTTTACTTTTTTAAATGATATATTTAGAGAACTATCATCTAAGTTAACACGTTTATTAACTATTCTGTATTCTTTTCCATCTAATATTCTACTTACAATATTCCCGTGATGAGTTATCCTGTATTTAGTTCTATCTAAATCATTAATCTGTACCCACTCTTTACCAATCAGCGTGTTATTATTCTCAGTAATGAAGATGAAACTATCAAATACTTTCTTAACTTCCACTGATGGGATAATTAACTCATCCCCATTATAGATATTTACTCTGTCACCTTCCGATAAACCATGTTTCGCTGAACTATAGAAATTAATTTGTCCAGAACCATTGTCAGATTTGGTATTTTCATCAAAGAGAACAATTTTTATTGCCCCCTTACAATACCCATCTTTTTCTCCTTGTCCTAAGAAATCTATACCTTCAATTGTAGAACTACTTGGATAAGTTAAACAATATTCCCAGTTTTTCTCAATACGGTTTTTATAAGGGTTAAATTTTGGAACAAAGCTGTATAGGTCACGTCCTGGATACATATCAATAAAATCACCTGCATTATAATTTATTAGTGTTCTATTAATATTCAACCCATTACATTTATCGCTATTCTCACAAAAGGTATTAATCTTAGCTCCGTTATTAAACCCAAACCACCCGTTGTAAGTTTTTCTTAATTTTGTTTCAAGTGTGGTATCATAAGAAGATATATCATCATATGTATATACATGAAGTTTCTTCTTCTTTCTTCCACCAGCAATATTAGCTGAAACAGGGTACATAATATCATCAATTATTTCTTCTCCGCTCCATGTTCTCATTGTATCAGATAATGTGTTGAAGTTAGAATAATCTTTATTCTTCTTAGGTTTTATCTGACATATTGCCTTAAAAGTCTTACTTCTTAACAAATGATTGTTAAAAATATCCTTTCCGCAATGATAAGTTAAGTAGCCAGATAATTGTGTATCCCTAATAGCTTCTAATGTATATGTGTTTTTATCTTTTTTTTCATCATACCAACTTGTTAAATTTGTACTTTTATATAAAACATTCTCAATTTTCCTCTTACCTAAATTACCTTCATCCCCATAGTTCAAAAGATATACGTCGTCACTACCCTCATTTCCTACAATTTCAGTTATACTGTTATTTAATACATTAGTACATAATGTATTGACCTGAAAAGTGAGTCTATAACGTTGGCAAGAGTTACGTTCGTCTTGATAAAGTTGTAAAGTATCCAGTACACCAGTCATTTCACTTGGTGGCAAGAGTTTTCTCCTACCACCAATGAAAATATCTGAACCTACGCTCTTATTAACGCTTTCTTTACTTCTAAATTTTTCTAAAAATGCTTGCATAAATTTCCTAAATAAACTTATCAGTATAAATCTTATAAACAAAACCATTTGGAGTGGTCATGTAAACAAAGAATGGTCTACTCTTAGTTATTTTTTTAACGTCCTTAGTCATTCTGAGCGTTAATACAACATCGCCAGAATTAGATTTACTATAATCATAGTCTAAATGTATATAATCAGACAATATTGCCGTTACTACAGGCATATTATGTTCATCAACAGAATATTCCTCAGTATAATAACGAATATTGAAATCTAAACCTTTTTCATACATGAGTGAAAGATTTATCTTGGTACTTAAACGTATCACAAGAGTTTCCTCATTTTCAAAATCAAAAGTAACATCAAAATCTCTTGTATCAATCGGTTCGCTAAAAGAATAGACCTCAGCACTTCTCGTTATATTATTTGTATTTGACTCTACACAATTAAGAGGTGTTACAATGGTAGATACCTTGTTACCGAAGTCATAATCACATACAAACTGTGCCGATAACAAATCTTTATCTGTTAAAAGAAGACTGGTACCTCCTCCATCACCCTTTAGATACATTTTATGAGTTTGATAAAAGTACGTAGTCTTATTATCTTTCTCTCTAAATAAAGTTAAAAACTTTTGTTTTACTCTATTTTTTAATTTATCTAAGAAATTAATTCCTTTGATGAAATCGGGCGCATCTAAACTGTTAATTAATGCAAATTTAGCCATATCATCATAATATTCTATTATTCTGTCAAGTCCTATTTTGGAAGTTTTTGCAGCAGCATAAACGTCTTCTTTTTCTCCAAAAACAAATGGTACCATTGGATAAATATCACTTTCAGAATCTGAAGAAGATGAGAAACTAAGTGTAAATTTTTGAGCTCTTAGACCAGCTCTACCACCACGTCCATTTGGTACTCTAAATAAGATACTATAGTCATCTTCATTTGTAGAACCAATAATAGGTGTTACAATATTAGAGAAATTACCTTTAAAAGTACACTCTTCACCTCTTTTAGTTATTGCGCTTACTATAGGTGTATTGTTATCTTCCGTATTTACTTCTGACTTTATATCATACGAGCAACTTGTAAAAGATAAATTAATATCACTTTCTTTAATATCATTTAGAATAAACTCTTTTTTAGATGGATAACATACTGGAAAACTTTCATTATTGTCAAAAGTAAATTCATTAGTCTTATCTACCCCATTGATTGATACCTCATAGAATTTACGTTTATTATCCTTACCTACAGCACCATTCCATATCAAATGTCCATCATTTCCATAGCTATATTCTAATTTGCCGTTTGTATCAACAATGTTATAATTTTTATCATAATTTAAAACTATACCATTATAGATTGTACCACAGATAAATCCATTTTGCCAGTCCTTAGAACCGTTTATTAAACCTTCTGATTTGAACAAAGAAGGGGTTACAAAGTAGTATTTATAATCCATTCTTCTATCCAATGTCATATATCTAAAATATGGCTTTGAAAAATTAGTTGCTTCAACTGCTAAACCGCCATGTGTATTATTTTTTTCCCATAATCTATCATTTTGAACAATATAATTCGTGTCAACATTTATTACAGGCGCATTAGGTAATTGTCCGTTAAATGGGTATGACATAGCTGGTATTCTTTGGTAAGAATTAAAACTTTTGCTCTTACCACTTTTATTTATACCTGCATTGTTTGTAAAGGCAGCTATATAGTTACCACTATAATCTCCACCACCTAATTTAGGGTTTAACTGACCTGTAAAGTTATTATTATCACGTTTTTTTGCACCATTATAGTTACTACTAACAATGTTAGGTAAAGACTTAGCAAACACAATAGAGTATATATTACCTAACACATAATTGTTGATTATACCATTATCACTTAAGTCTTCGTCATCCTCATACATTGGTGATAAAGTTCTTACAGTAGTAGGTTTCTTCCCACCAACTGTTTCAATTGAAAGAGTTTTTAGACTCTCATCATTGAAATATTGAGTATGTAGTAACTTAAACATATTATTCAACTTATAACTAACCTTATTAAGATTAGTAATTTGTGCAACATCTGAAATATTTATGTAATCTTCCCATTCTAAATTACTTGAAGGGTATGAATATACAGATGGGTCATATGAATAAATCCAACCATTTAATTTCTTTAATGAATTATCAAGAAATTTATCATCTTTAGGAAATCTACTATCTTCGTAATAGAATTTACTTGTATAACCCGTTTCCGTAGTAACTAACTCGTGTCTTCCTAAGAGAGTTCTTAATGGAACATCATTTAATAAAACATCAAAAGTTTCTCCATTTTCAATAGTTATTGATGTCATTGAATATGTATAACCAATATGGTCTTCATCCTCTACTTCTTGTACGTAATCACTTGTACAAGACTGAATTAAACCAATATTATAAACATCTGGATAAAACATATTGAAATCAAATTCCAACACGTTATTAATTTTCTCAGATTTATTTACTCCATTCTTATCCACGTAATCAACCGTGTAATCACGTTGTTCAAATGATACATAGGGTTTTTCAGTATTAGATGTTGTTTCGTTATATGAAAGTCCTGCCAGACCACTTCCATTAACAGGTTCTATCGTTAAATAAACAATATTTTCGATACTTTCATTTTTATTTGTGAAGTGGTTTACCCTTATTTTATAACACATTAAATGTGATTTTTCGTCTACCTTAAATGCTTTTTTAACAACCTCTGGTATTTCAAGTAACAATTCGATATTACTTTCACTTGTTAAAACATATTCATCTCCATCAATCATTATAGCACTTACTTTTATAGAGCCATTCAAATCGTTACTAATTATATTATTTTTACTACTTTCGTTTATTCTTGCAGCTTCTTCTTGCTTTTTCTGAGTATCTGTAGAAGTAGCTTCTGAACTTATGTATCTTCCACCTAATCCCGATGCTTCGTAAACTAAGTTAATACCATCATTTGAAAGTCTAACAGATTTAGTAACAGTACGTCCATTAGCGTCTGTGATTTTGATTTTATATAAATTATTCTTTATTAGTGAATCTTTAATAAAACCATTTCCTTTCTCTTTAATTGAGAAAATAGGTGTGCCATCATCTTTAACTTCACAACCTATACCGATGTATCTATCATTCTGTTCCTCTACAATGTCACCAACTAAGTTTCCGTAATAATCATATACCTCATATGAATAAGGCATTGCAATATTATTTACGTCAATGATAATGTAAGCAAAATCTTCTGGTTTTGTAGGACAGCTGCTTAATGCTTTATATTTTACGTCACTACTAAATGGAAATTTCTTATCACTAAAGCACTCTGCAAAGAATTGTTTATTAAATTTATCCAATGCTGTACTTCCTGCCTTTGCTCCAAAATAGAAATAAAAAGAGTTATTATACAACGGGAAACTAACTCGATTGCTATTTGCTGAGTAGAAGTGCCACAAAGATGGATTTCCAGAACCATATCTAAACTCCATGTAGGATTTATCAAAATTATCATATTCACCCTGCTTGAATGTATTTCTTCTAACGAAATTATCAATTGACGTTTGCATTTTTCCATCAAAGTTTACAGGGTAGAGATATTTTAATTTATTGAAATAATATCCTGTATTTGAGTCCATTATATAGTTTTCTAATTTAGGTACAAAACCGATATGGTTTAATGTTGCAAACATGGCTCTTGATTCATAATCATCAATTTCCAATTTTGTAATCATACCATCAGGTCTAAACTCTCCCCATGTGTTTTCATTTACACCATATTGTACACGGTACAACATATCATTAGAAACACCTAATTCACACATTCTTTCAGCATTAATACATGACTTTGGAGAAGATGATACACTTTGACATTCAAGGTCCATAAAAAGTCCATTTTTATACTGTACCTCTCCATCTTTTTTAGCAGCATATCCCCAATCCATACCTGTTGTAATGTATGAACCAACATCTTCAGCAGCCCCATCATTCAAATCTTTTGTATCTCTTTCAGCATCATCACCTTTAGCCTCCGTTGTAGTTGCAATAGGCGGAATATTACTCGTAGTAGATGGAAGGTGTTTAAACAGTTGTGGTATACCGTGTAAATCGTTTTCATCTAAACTTCCAAGTAATATAATGTCGGTAGCGTATAATCTTACATATTGTAATGGAGTAGTTATTTCGTTTGGTTTATTCACTCTATCTCTTGGAGTACCATGAGTATAGTAATAAATGTCTAAATTATCTTTATTTATAACATTTTTTATAATACCGCCACTTAACCACACAGTATCACTATTTTTATGCATACGCATACTATATGGACCCTCTATATGTTTTAATGTACCTGCTGAAGGGTTTTCCTGATTTTTTATAGACGGATAAGTTAATTTACAAGCATTTGTTAATTTAAGACGCTTATAATATGTAGAACATGAACAAAACTCGTTCTTAGCACGAGAGTGGAAAATACCAAATAAGAAAGATTTTTTCTTTCTTTTACGCCATCTCCACAAAGGCATATAAAGTGTTCCATTTAACCAATCATTATAAAAATCCATTTTAGCTATTTCATACTCACCTGCAAGATTTTGCTGTATAGTATCTATCATGGTATGGTTATCAGATTCTTTCTTACACTTAGGAATACTATCTGGACACTTACCCTTATCGCAAGCAACGTGCCTACTTTTACCGCAATTACAGCCTGGATAATATGCTATGTTACCTTCACCAGCTAAACCTGCACCAAAGGATATACATCCTACTGGGAATAACCATGATAAGTCGAAAAGTTTAACTTTTAATATTGGTACTCTCACGATAAGAATATAGTCGATTAAGGCTACAAGCACAGTATTTATTGCACTAATAATAGCAACAAGTACTGCAATAATAGTACACATTACCATATATGTAAAGTGTAAATCAAATCTTAACGTGTTAAAAGGCGCTGGATTCTGATTCTTGACCACATTGGTAGCTTTAATACCACTATAATGCTTAGATGTATTACGACGAGCTGTTTGGATACGTGGAATATAATTCTTTACACTATATACCTTATTCCAATACATATCTCTAAAGCAATTATCGGGCGTAGACGAACCAAACTCAAAATACTTATCTAAATCAACGCCATTTTTTACAGTTGGAACAGTGTAATCACTACCCTCTAATATTTCTGGATTATTCGGTACTAAATATTTTGCAGTATGTCTTGAAAATCCTTCTTCACCTGACTCATGTTTACTGAATCTAAAACGTACTCTTGTTCTTGTGGGAATACCTTTACTTGGATTGTTAGTTGGGACAATATTACCATATTCATCAGTACCAACATAGTCAAGATTCATTGGAATTTGATAACAGAAAACACCATCTGAATCAATTAGGCGATTTCCCTGTATTTGTATTTCCTCCGTAAGTCCATCAGTAGTCTTGCGTATCATTTCTATAGTACCTTCGCCAGGAATTAATTGTTCATTATATCCATTAAAAATTGCAGGGGTACATCTGTGTTCTATAGAATTATTAGAGTTATCACTTACAATAGAACCCATAAATACACAAGTTGGTTCAAATTTATATTGTATTTGAACATCTGCACGAGTTATAGCTACTACACCATTTTCTTTATCACCCCAGAATGGATGAACATAAACACTTTTATCTTGAGAAAAAATCTGGACAAGGTTGTCAAGATTCGTACTACTCTTGAACTGAGAAGCGTTATCGAACTGGGTTATATTATATCCTTTATATTCGAAATCTCTTGGCTTTTGTGATAATATACCAATATCTGACAAATCAATGTCAATATGAATTTGTTGCGTTCCTACTGGCACGCCAAATAACATATAGTCACCAGCTTGATTAGTTACTGTGGTATACTTCCAATATTTATCATAAATTTCGAGTTGTATATCATTATCTAAAAGATATGTTTTATTTGGGAATGTTCCAACTACTCTATAACAGTCATTATCACCTTCATTTGGTAATATATTATATCGTCTTCCTTCTTTATCTCTTGTTTGATTTGATGAATAAGGATATATTGATGCTAATTCACTATCTTCTCCGTCTTCTTTAGGAATAAAGATAGAAACTTTAGCGTTTGGTATACCAAAGGCATCATTAGCTAATACTCGTCCAACTATAACACCATAGTTAGACGAGTGTATTCTGTATGCATTCTCTTGTGTCATCGACATGGTTAAGACTTCCATCATTTCGAAGTCTTGTTTCATGTTTACTTGCAATACAGTATCACTATTTATGTTTGTTTTAACTCTATACTTCTTCTCCATCCTTAATACCGAGGGTTGTTTTTAAAAATTTATCAGACATTCTAAAATAAGCTGCACCATTGAAAATAAAATTGTATATTATTACAATTACAACTATAGGTAAACTTATAATACTAATAACAATTGTTATTAATGTCATCACGAAACGTTTAATATACCTTATTAACTTGTCAAGACTATTTTCATTGTTTGGTATATCACCATAAATTTCTTGCATTTTTCTTGCACCCTTACAATTACACGACATATATTTCCTTTTTAAAACATTATTATTTTATTTTCGCTCTTACTTGTATATCTGTAGCAATATCTAATATTTCATACATTGAATTATAATCACCATATAAAACTTTATCAGAAGCGTTTAAATCCAATTCTTCTGCAAACGAGCCATCTGCATTCAGTTTGAATCCTAATCTGTTAGACTGACCACATACTGTTGTTTCAGTGTATCGAGGAAGTGGACACTTATCAGAACTATAGATACCATTGTATATATTCCATACTCTTAAGTCTATTAAGTTGATTACACCATCAATTTGACTAATAGATTTTTCTAAATCTCCAATAAAAATATCTTCTCCCATATCATGTTTCTCAATATCCATATAATCAGCTATCATATTGATAATTGTTGAAACAACTTCAGATGTATTATAATTTTTATCTACAAATACATCAACCGAGAAACCGACATCATATATTTTACCACTTTTTATTTCAATATAATCATTAAGAGATTTATAACCCTCCAAATAATTCATAACATTCTCTACAAGTGTCTGTGGTAATGCTGAGTCTAATTTCCTATCAGCATTCATTCCAAGAAAACTCATTTCTATTTTATTATTATTCTCTATGACCATAGACCTAAACGGGGCACCATATTTAGCTGGCATTTCTGATAACCTTGCTTTGTAATCTTTTAATGTTACACATCTACCTTGTGCACCGCTACTATATTTGACAAGATATTTAATTTCTTGTGCTGATGGGGCATCTTTACCAGAAACAGCTGTACTTACGTTGGTTACTGATAGAGATTGTATCACATTTGCTTTGATTTTACCATCTAATCCGCTAACATTTCCGAAATCAAAATTAACGGTTGTTGCAGCATTGATAGACCCTGGACCTAAATTAGTTTCAGAACCGCCTCCAACACGATACATAATAAACATGGTCCAACCCTCTTTAGGTAATACACCAAGCATATCGTTATTTATAATTTTAGATGCTTCGTAATCTGCATAAGTTGTTTGAAGTGTTGGAACGTCATCGTATTTAATACCTGCACCAAAAATTACTTTCATATACCCATTATCAGTATATTCAGTAATAAACTTCTGTGATAATGGCTTCCATTCTCCACGATAATATCTACTTGTTCTAACTGTTCCATTATAAGTTGTTTCAGTATAATCATCATAAATTTCTGGATTATATCTATCCTGTATAATATCAGTATGTCCGCTATAATTCACTTTAGTACCCCATCTATATTGTTCTGCAAGAGAATCACACTCGAAAAAACGATATGTAGTTGTCGCTTCATTGCTTAAACGATATTCTTCAGCATCAATATAATATTCTGACATTTTAGGATTATCTGTATAGTCAGAAGTTTCTTTGAAAATTATAGATTCAATATTCATTACATTTGTTTCTGGTAATACAAACTCCATAAATGGCTGCAAATCTGAACGTGTAATAACTTTTTTATAAACACGAGTGCTACCATTTCTAACGATAGCGGTTTTCTTAATTGTGTAGCTTGCAATATTACCATTGGTATCTCTATTAGCTATCATTTTTCTATTAGAAACACCTTTTTTGTTAAATTGTTCAGCAAAGTTTACATCCTCTATGATTTCAAAATTATAATTACCAGCCGAAACAATACTTCCCATGGTTAGAATAGGTGCGTAATCCCAATTTGGTTGTGAAATGTTTTGAGGACTTAATGGAAGAACAACACTAATCTCAACTTCACACATAGATGGTTTTCTGCCTGGTATTTTTATACCATTAGTCCTTGCGATGTTTAATAAAGTACTTTTTAGATTTGCACTATTAATATTAGTCTCTTGGTACATTCTATCCGTGTGATAAGATAAATCATCACCTACAGCACTCATTAAGTCTATAAACCAAGCACCTACGCTTGAATCATTAAAGTCATCAGAAACTTCTGGATAATATTTGTTACTAAAATTTATTAGTTCACTTTTGATATCTTCGAAATTCCTTGCTAAATAATTAATTTTCTTTTCCATAAATTATAATTGTACAACCATACTATCTGTAGTAGTTTTATTTCCTACATTTATTTCGTAATCTACTCTAACGTAAATCTCTAAGTCGTTTTCTACATTTTTAACAACTTGTATATCGTTTATCTTTACATTGTTTACCCATCTACTAACAGAATCTTTTACTTCATTCTTTACAGATTCCCATGTAGTTGTATCACTTGGGTCGAAAATATATTTAATTAAATCCGTACCAAACTCGGGATTCCTTAAACGTTGACCTTTTGGGGTGAATATAACATGCATTAATTGGCTTTTTACTTTACCTTTTAATGAATTATTTAAATCCACATAAAATTTTTGATAATCCTGAGATGTAATGGGATAACGTATGCCAAAATATTGTTTATTAGCCATGTTTTTTTTAACCTTTGATATCTATAATTAGTTGGGTCTTAATTTTTTAAGTAATAATGATATTTTTTATTATTAT